ATAACAATGGCTAGACAAGATATAGCAGGACTCCTTACGGGGATGCCTCAACAACAACGACCTAATCCTAACATGTCATCAGCAGAGTGGCGCTTAGCTTTTGGACAACAACAAAGCGATAACATGGCTCGTGGTCTACAAGGCGCTGTTGGTGGTTTAACAGGAGCAGGAATGTCTGGTGCAGCTTCTCCACAAGAACAAATACAAATTGCTGATTTAAAAGCGCAAGAGAGGATGGCTACTTTAGATATGACCAATCTCGATGACTTACGAACTTTAGCTTCTATGCAGATGTCTCGTGGGGACAGAGTAGGTGCTGCACAAACGGCTTCGATGATTGATAGAAAAGAAAAAGAAAGTGCTGCTTTAGCTAAAGAAACAAACACAAGACAGTCTTTAATTCGTATCGCTAAGAAGCAAAACAATGATGAGATAGTAGACTTCCTTGAAAACAATGGCGCTTTAGGAACAGCAGCAAGTGTTGTTTTCGGTCGTGCCCCTGCGACTAAAGCATCTTCGTTAACAAAAGTTGAAGAAGCTGACTACGGAAGGTACTGGGACAGGTTAACTGACGAACAAAAGCAATCCTCTGGTGTTATTGAAGAAGGCATACTTCCTTTTGGTTTGTCAGATAGTGAAGACGATGGGAAACTTAGAGATTTATTTCTAAAAGCTGAAGCTCTTTATACTAACAATCCTGAGCTAGGCAGAGAAAAAGCCTTCCTTCAAATACTAAACTTAGCATCTGGAAACGGAGAAGAACAAGTCACTTCAGTTAATGAAAAGACTTCTAGGAAAGACAGAAAAGACGCTAATAATACTATACAAGGCGTAGCTGCGCTTGCTGCTGACGGAACGAAAGATGAGTTTGCTGGTATACCCAAAACGGGGAGTAAACTTTAATGGCTAATCCTTTAATGACTATTGTTCAAAACGCTATCGGTGAAGGTAAACTGAGACCTGAGAATTACAGAGATGCAATAAACGTTTCTCGTGATCCAGAAGTGACAGAGTATCTTGAAGGTTTGTTAACTCAAGAAGCAGTTCCTGTTATTACAGATAAAGTTTTAAATGAAGAAACATTAGAGTTGATGGACAGACCAGCGCAGGGAAACGCTAATCCAAGAAGTGTTCGACCTGTGACAACAACTGATCAGCCTACGTCTAAAGGAAGCAACCCTAGAGCTGCTAGTTTAAATAAAGATGTTGTTGAAGAAGCAGAGAGTCCGGCTAATAAAGTGTCTTCTCGAAAGTATAGACGAGATACACTTGCTGAAGAAGCTATTGAAAGTAAAGCTGCTGAAGAGGCTGGAGTTAAGGCTGCTCAAGAAGCCACAGAAGCAGAGTTTGGACGGACGCTTACTCTTGATGACATTAGCAACAGTTTTAGATTGCAACAATTAGGTGCATTATCTGGAGACCGTGTAAAGGACAATGAACTTGTACGGGAGTTCTCTTCTGATAACGATGCTATAGATATTGACAGAGTTATAACACAAGAAAACATTGACGGATCTGATAACTTACAAAAGCTAGAAGCTGTTGCTGGCGATTTAATTATTAGAAACAAAGAAGGTGAGCTTGAGTTTCTTTCAAGAGGAGCAGAAGCACAGACCAGACAGTTTATGTATGAGTATATTAAAAATCCTAATTACTTGTCTAATGGTAAAATGTTTTTAGAAGCACTTTTTCCTATACCTTCAGGAGCAAAGGCATACACTACTTCCTACGGTTATAGCCCTGTATCGCAAGGCACTATGCCTAAAGGCGGCACTATTGAGGAAGACTTTGGTAAAGACATTAGCAAGTTATCTTTTAATGACAGACGGTTAGCCATTAAAAGAAGAAACGAAAGACTGCTGCAAGCCTCAAGCGGCGTTATGTTTGACTATGATCCTGAATCTACAGGATCTATGGCTGGCGCTATCACTAAGGCAGTTATTGATCCAATCAATTTAATCCCTGCATCTTCTACAGTCAAAGGAGGCGTGGCTTTGGGTTCTGCTATTGCAGGCTTTGGAAGCATCGCTGATGATTTTGTTTTCTCAGAGTCAGGGGAGATAGATGTTACTAAAGCAGCAGTTTCAGCAGCCGCTGGTGGCGCACTTACGGGTGTTGTTATTAAAGGGGCTAATGTTCTGGGAGACAGAGGCGCTAAAAAATTAATTAGGAAAGCTCAGATAGAGCTAGATAAAGCACTTGCTCAAGGCGCTAAACCAGCACAGGGAAAAGAGATTCTAATAGAAGCAGGCATAGACGTTAATAAACTTGCGGCAGCACAGAAACGCTTAGGTGTTAAGTTAAACCTTTCACCCGCTAAAGTAGCGCAGAGACAAGCAGAAGAAGTGGTTGTGAACGACAGTTCTGTAGGTCGTTTCACTAATAGTAAAGCTGACAAGATTCTAGGTGTGCTGAGTACCCGTATCAAAGCTCTTGACGAAGCAACCTTTGGCCGTCTACGTAGGTTTGAGTTTGACGCGCATAAGAATACTGCCATAGCTCTTGATAACTCTAAAACGTGGGCTGCGGGACTCGCTGAGCTTCCTACTCCTGTTAGGAACAACATTGCACGTCTGTTATATAACGAAGACTTTGATGCTGCTCGTGCGCTAATGGGCCGTGGCCTAGCTGATGATTTTGACATGAACATTTTACCTATGCTCAGTAAGTTGGGTGATGATTTAGTAGAGTCAGGACACTCGTTCCAGAAGATTGAGAATTACTTTCCTCGTCTTGTGAAAGACTTAGAGGGTCTACAGAAAAGTTTAGGTATGGAACAGAGAGGTTTAATTGGTGAGGCTCAAAGACGTTACGCTGCTCAAAAAGGTACGTCTATTAAGTTACTTACTGATGAAGAGAACGCAGAAATAATTGACAAGCTAGTTAGAGGCTATAGCTTTGCTCCTAAGAACGGAAAGCCGGGATTTGTTAGGAACCGTAAGCTCACTTTAACTGACGAGCAAATGAAATACTATGCGACACCTGAAGAATCGTTAGCTATATATTTACGTAGAGCTGTGAACGATATTGAAAAGAGAAAGTTCATGGGTATACATGGAGTCAAAGACCCAGATACAGGACTGCTTAATGTTGATAAGTCAATAGGTGATTATGTAGAGGCAGCTAGAGTAGAAGGACGTTTAACTGCGGATCAAGAAGTTGATATGATCGAAATGCTTAAGAGCCGCTTTGTTGGCGGTGAACAATCTGCTGGTGCTATCAACGCTACCATACGAGACTTAGGATACATGGGTACTATTGCTAACCCTGTCTCTGCTGTTACTCAGCTAGGTGACCTAGGTACTTCAGGTGCGCTTAATGGTCTTAGGAATACATTAGGCAGTTTGTTTAAAACTAAAGATGTAAAGTTGATTGACATTTATTTGGATGAAGTATCTAAGGAATTATCCGAAGCAGGACTACGTGGTACTTCTAAGATGTTGCATTCACTAATGGCTAAGTCAGGCTTTAAAACCTTAGACAGATTAGGTAAAGAAACCTATATCAATGCTGCTTTTAAGAACGCTAAGAAGATGGTCAAGTCTAAGAAAGGACTTGAGAAGTTTAAGAAGAAGATAGGAGCTACCTATGGAGATGAGACTAAAGCATTAATCAAAGACCTTGAGTCAGGTAACATGACTGACACAGTTAAATACTTTTTGTTTAATGAGTTAGCTGATGTTCAACCTGTAACTTTAAGTGAGTTTCCGCAGGCTTACCTAGACAATCCCAATCATCGCATACTTTACATGCTGAAATCTTTTACTATTAAACAGATTGACGTAGTGCGTAGGAATGTAATACAAGAGTACGCGAAAGGTAATAAAGGTGCAGCTATAAAGAACGCTGCCCTGTTAGGTGCATACTTATCCACAGCTAACACAGGAACTCAATACGCCAAAGACATTTTGTTAGGAAGAGATGTTAAAGCTGAAGACATACCTGATAGGGCAATGTGGAATCTACTGAGTGTGTATGGTATTAACAGATACACTACTGACAAATACTTATCTAATGGTGACTGGACTGGTGCTGTTGTTAATACTATTATGCCAGCAACTCCGCTTATAAGTAATGCTTTGAGTCTAGGTACTGAGCTTCTTGAGGAGGAACCTAACGTAGAGAAGTTAATTAAACCTGTACCTATTGTTGGTAACTTGGTTTACAACTGGATGCTTGGTGGTGCTGAAGAGTTTAATGAGAAAGAACAGGCCAGAAGAGACAAATAAAAAAGGGGCCACTTAAGGCCCCTTAGTTTTACTACACTATCTCACATGCCCCTCCTGTACACGCTAACTCTTGGGAACCTGTAGTGTTGTCTTCTTTCTCATGGTTCTCTAGGTCAGACCAACTTACACCCTGTGGCATCGCTGCTAGTAACTCATCATACTTCTCAGCAGTGATGTCCTCATACGGAGCTTGTGTATATATATGATCACTAAACGGCAACAGACTAATACCAGAACAGATGTCAAAGTTCTCCCATATCCACTGTGCTACTTGCAGGAACTCATCATCTGTATAGTAAACAGTGATGCTTGGCTTATGCTCACACCAGTGGTTCTGGTAAGCCTTCCATAGCTGAAGCTGCTCCATTGCTCCTACCTGCTCTACTGTCACACTTGTTGACGGTGCTTTGACAGGGAAGCTAAACACTGACGAGCTTGGTGCCCGTTCGTCTTGCTCTACAGGGAATCCCGATGCTTCCATAAAGACTGCAAGTGGGTCTTTCTTGTCGCTACGTACACGTCTAATGTAATGCTTAGAGAAGCGAGGATGTATACCAGAAGCAGAGTCAACAAGCTGAGACACAGTACCAGATGGCTTAACAGCCGTAACAGCAGCAGACTGTGCAATGCCAAGTTTCTTAGCCCACTTCTCGTTAGTGTCCACAGCAACATCTCTTACTTCCTCTAGCCACTTAACTAAGTCAGGTGAGTCACCCTTGCTTAACAGGTAGTGATCCATAATACCTGTCATACTAACGCCTAGCAAAGCCTCTTCCTCAGTGTTCTTCTTCCAGCAGTTACGTAGGTAACGGAAGTCTGTCAACGTGGCCTGTAGTGTACCAATGATAGCCGCTATCTCTGACTTAGCCTTCAGTGTCTCTAGCGTGTCATCTGCCCGTACAACGATCTCTGACAGGTTACAGAACTGATTACTCCGTAGGATGATCTCAGAGCATGGGTTAGTCCCGAACTCGTAGGTATTATCTCTGCGGCCATTGCGTCCTGCAATCTTCTGTGCTGCTACACGACTAAAGATACCACGCTCACCAGCTCTACTTTCGTACATTGTCTGCATCTCTGACAGGAATGCTTGGAAGTCAGGCTTCTCAGTGTACGCTACGCTGTTGTTAGCTAACGCTCTGTGTCCTTCGTCTATCCACCACTGTCCTGACTTAGCTTTGGCCATGCGTAAGTCTGAGAGGTTAGAGAGGCTGATCAGCGCAGACCTACGCACACCACCTACAACTACAATATCAGCAATCTTACAAACAATATCATGACACTCAATACTGGTTAGCTTACGACCCTTAGCCTTCTGGAACACTTCGATACAGAAGTTAAACAAATCAATCAAAGGCTCTGGCCCTGAAGCACGACCACCGAAAGTCTTTAGTCGCTCACCTGCACCACGAACTCTACTGACATCCCACTGCGGTATCTTACCAGCATAGAGCATAGCAATAAGCTCACGGAATGCAGAGGCCCAACCAATCTTACTATCGCTTACCATGATAACACTGTCAGTCTTATGGAAGCTCTCTGCAATCTCCGGTAGCTTGGCAATGTAGTTACGTTCAACACTAAAGCCTACACCAGTACCACACATCAGTACATACATTAGCTCGTCAAAGCTACGAGGTGAGTCAATGTGTAAGTAGCTACAGTTATACCCTGCTACGTTATCCTTGTCTAGTGCTACACCTGCTGTCATCATACAACGCATGCTAGGCATGACTTCTAGGTTGTGTATTGCATTAAATAACTTTAGGGCTGTCTTCTCGTCTATCTGTCCACGATCTTTCCAAAAGTTTACATACCTGTTTACTGTCTCATGCCACTCTTCTCGTCTGCTTTCTTCGGGTATCCATCGTGCGTAGCGGCTCTTGTGTATAAACTGTTGGTACTGATCCATCTTATTCTCCTTCGTTTTCAAATATTACTACTTGTGTTAGACGGCCTAAGTACCACTGACACTTCTGTAGGTCTTCTACCTGCTTACCCTTGTAGTCATAGCGCCAGAGGTACTTCATGGCGTTGCCCTTGAGGTAGCCCTTGTACGCTACACTGGACATAGACTCTTCAATAGCTTCGATACACTCAATGGTTCCAGTGTTGTAATGCTCTGGGTTATTGACTACATCTTCTTCTGCTGCATTGTCCCAACTACTGTGTGCCGCTTCTTCCTCTGCCATAGTAGCCCATGGCTCTAAGCCTGTCTTCTCTATCTCAAGCGGAGGATGTGCTTCGCGTAAGCGATCCCAATCAAACCGTGTTGCGTCATTAATACTCATCGTTAAAATCCTCTAGTATTCTGTCAAAGTCTTTAATTATTCTATCTTCAAAGGCATCAATCAAGTCTGTTGTTGTAATGCTTAGTAGCTCACAGATCAGATCCTCATCAAGCCACTTCTCCATCTGTTCTTTTAGTTCATCGAGTGTTGTAGCCATTAGACTTTCTTCCCTTTGATGTACTTGGTCATTTCCTTTGATGTCTCAATAGTGTAGTGCTTGAAGCCTTCCTTCTCACACCACTCGCCCATCGTTATCTTACCACCTTTGCGTACCTTCTTGCTAGTCTTTGATAGGACAAAGATGATCTCCCACTCAGGCATTGAGTCTCTAATAGCCTTGTACTTCTGTGTGTCACCTACTCTAAAGAATCCTTTACACTCTATCAGTACTGCCTTGTCTTCGTGTACGAAGTCCGGTATGTATTGTCTGTGTGTAGTGTAGGGCAGACCATAAGGTTCAAACTTGTACTGCCCATCTAGCTTCTCTGATAAGTCCTTCTCTAGCCCTGACCTAAAACCCTGTTTCATCTAACACAAACTCCCGTACTCGTGGCTCGTTGACTACCTTGCACAGATACTTAGGCCCGTAAGCATAGCTAAATACTCTTAGGTCTGGGTAACAGTGTGCTTTAAACTGACAGTAAGAACAACCAATGGCCAGCTTCATGTTACCTGACTTGCCATCAGGCACAGGTTCGTAACAATAAGCTGTAGGTTCTGGCCCTAAGACCATTGCCTTGATCTTGTCAACCCTATCAGTGATAGGCTCTTTAAGTTTAGTGTTATCTGTTTCTTTAAGGTCATACTTAAGGTAAGTAATGTGTCCGTTTGCTTTGTCCATGGCCAACCAACCAACCTTAGTCTGCCCGCAGGCGTGACCATAGGCTTTGATCTGATCTATGTAACCAAAGGGATCGTCATGTACTAAACTACCATCCTTAAACTTCTTAAAGCCAAAGGCGCTGGCTGACTTAACGTCTGTAACTATCCCATCAATAGAACAATCCATGTGACCTACGATTCCATTTACTTTACACACCTTCTGTTCATCCGTAACAGTGTGTCCAGCCATGCGAGTCAAGAAGATTAACATCTCTTCAATCAAGTGACCATACATAAACTTGACATAGGTGTTTGGCTCTAGCTCTTCCTTATCAGTACCATTGTAATGGTTCCAAAGGTAGCGGTCAGTGCGGCCAATGTTAGACAAACGTAGCAGTCTATTATCCTCTCGCTTCTCCGCTCCAAACTCCTTACGCATTAGTGCTTTAACTCCATCACCAAAGCGTTCTATCTCTGCCTCTACATCTACAGATGGGTCAGCGTCCTTGCTTTCCATCATAGCATAGATGTCTGCTACTAAAGTTTCAACAGTTTTCATCGTACTCTCCTATGACTGCATCTAACCATCGTTTAGCTATCTCTACGTCACACTTGAACCACTCATTGCGCTGCTCAAAAATATCAGCCAGTCTGTTGTGTGTTTCAGCTTCAGTTGCTCTACGATCTGGTGTGTCTACTGTATAAGCTAACGTGTAGTCTCTGTAAGGGCTTGAAGTTTGATAACCGCCTAGCCTATCATCTGCGTCAACAGCCATACCTACCTTAACCCAACCTTCCCATGCAGGGTTCGTGATTATATACACCTGACCCTGTGGGCTAGTCTTGTAGTTCGCTAAGGAACTAAAGGCTGCATCTTCAAAACCTTTGTATCTGCCTGCTTTGTACAGTGGGTGTATCTTCTTAACCTCAACACCGTTAACCCACATCCTTTTAGCATCCCTTGCCTGTACTGCTTCCTTGTTGTCCTTGTAGTACTTACCCTTAGTGGGTGTCTGCCCATGTGTTGCCGACTTTGTACTCTCCGGCGAGAGGGCAGTTGAGTTTGTAATAGGTTCCGGCAGCTTCAACACAGCTTGTTGCCAGCCTTCCGAAAACCTCTGCTTTCTCTTCTCGTACCTCTGTCTGGATCTCATCATGTATGTTCCCTATTATGTGAAAGTCTATACCCCATAGTGTAGCATACTCATGCAACAAACACAAGGCTTTCTTCATTATAATAGCACCAGCCGACTGTAACAGGCTGTTCAGTGCCGCGTGGCTTGATCGTATGGCGACCCTTCTCCTATCCAAGCCAAGAACATAGCCTCTTCCAGCCGCCAGTCCAACTCGTTCTCGTAGGTCTCCAAGAGCAGGCGTATTTGCAAGGAACTTTTCTTTAAGTCTCTTGCCATCCTTTGCAGATCCTCCAACGATGCTTCCGATCTTGGCGTCTCCTGCGCCATAAAGAAAAGCGTAGATGAAAGTCTTTGCTTGATCTCTAGTGTCAAGGCCCGCAGCCAACTGGTTTGCCGTGTGTATATCTCCGTTGAGTATTTCATTTGTGTAGTCCTCGTCATTCATGTAGTGTGCAAGCATTCGTAGCTCAAGACCACTGGCATCCATACCTACCAGCTTGTAACCTTCCGGTACTGTCCACACATCACGACACTGTTTGCCGTAGGGTGAGTAGACTGCTGGCACCTGCCCCATGTTTGGACTAGAATGTGTCATGCGGCCCGTCACAGCACCATTAGGATTAACGTACCCATGTACTCTACCTTCGTCCGTGACTGCATCTAACCAGCTCTGCACCTGTGCGATACGCTTCTGTATCATCAGGTACTCACCAATCAAAGACGCTTGTGGTATGCCCTTCACTTCCCGCAGCACTGCCTCATCAACGATGGCCTGTCCTGTCTCAGTAAATTGCTTAGGCTTCCAGCCAAAGTATTGTAGGTATCTTCCTATCTGCTGTCGTGATCCTAAGTTAAACGCTGGGAAATCAATGCGACTAAATTCACCACCGACCACTTCCCAACTGTCACCTAAGAACTTCAGACCCACAACTGACATGGCTCCGTCCTTCTTAATCTTAGGGCATACTTGTTTTACAAAAGTAGGTAAAGGTTTAAAGACTTCGTGTACCTCATCCTCTAGGTCATACTTCTTTTCTTTAAGTTCAGCAAGTAAGACAAAAGATTTCTCTTGATCTAAAGTCCAGCCTCTTTTAATTTGCTGTGATATAACTGCTTGCACTCGATGCTCAAGGTCAATACTCTCACTTCCAAAACCACTAAGCTCAGAAAGTAATCTCTTGTACACCAGTTCATTAACTCTAACATCTTGCTTACCATACTCCACCATGTCTTGCGTAAAGTTATCCCAATCATCATGCTCTCCTTTGGGGAATCCTAATCTCTCACCCCAGCTTCCTAGTGAATGCCCACCGTCCCGTGAAGGATCAGCAAGGCGTGACATAACTAATGTATCTGACACAATGCACTTACTAAAGTCAGTAGCTAACAACCTTTCGCAGACAGGTATGTCAAAGTCAATAATGTTATGTCCAATTACTCTGCACTCTCCCATATCTTTAATGTACTGGCTAAAGGCAGAGACTGTATCGGCTGAGAACAATACATACTTATCTGTATCTCTCTCGTAAACCCATACTAACCATACTTTGCTAGGGTTTAAACCGTTGGTCTCAATGTCAAATACTATCTCTCGCATTTAAAACTCCGCTTTGTCATCCGATGCTGGACAGGCTGTCTCAATCATACGGCCTGATTCATTATCATAGTACAAGTAACAAGCTGGCCCTGTCAACCCCGCAAACCTGTTCTTCAGGACACGGACAGTAGTAGTGTTACGGATAGTAGCGTCAGCATGTTGCTGGTCACGCTCTAATCCAATCACCATGTCACTGAGCTGTGCGATAGCGGCACTACCTCGTAACTCACCTAAGCTAATCTTACCGCCATCCTCGTGCGCCTTCTGACCTGATGGTCTGCGGAGGTGTGACACTAAGAACAACCCAACGCCTGTCTCTTGTACAATCTTGCGAAGGTTAGTCATGATACTGTCGATAGCCTTACGCTCGTCACCATTGGACTGATCACTGACTACAATACTGAGGTGATCCAAGATGATCCACTTGCAGTCAAGACCCTTGGCCATGTAGCGTATGCGTCCTAACAGATCGTCCTCACTGGTACTACCGAAGTGATCCAGTAACTGTAAACGACCTAAGCCAAACGTCTGCTCCCAGTAACCACGCTCTGCCTCTGGTGTAACCTTGGCGCGTACCTCTGGTATGTGCAGTAGCTTGTTGGCTTCAATGGACATGATACCTAACGTAGTCTTAGGTATGTCTTCTTCCAGTGCTAGGATACCAATGTTATCTTCCGTGTTCTTCAACAAGTAATGCTCAAGCTCCCGCATGATCTGACTCTTACCCATGCCTGACCCTGATGTGATGGTAACTAATTCCTTACGTCTAAAGCCATAGGTAAAGGCATTCAAGCAGTCCCAAGGATAGGGTATGGACTTGACATCCTTCTGCTCTTGAAGTAAATCCCATGTGTCTAGGCCTGAGACAATACCGTCAGGTCTAAATGCCTTGGCATTCCACCACTCCTTGACAAACTCTGCAACCTTACGAGACTTAAGCATCTCGCCTGCGTCCTTCATAGGTAGCGTGACGTTCTTAGCTTTGTTGGGGGTGAATAGATTAAGCACTGCCTTGGCTGCTTCCGTTCCTGCCTTGTCATTGTCGAAACAGATGACCACATTGTCGAAGGTCTCTAGCCACTCTAGGTTTGCTTTGATGTCTTTGGCTGCACCGGCTGCGCCTGATCTGATGCTGACTGCTGGCCACTTTCCATCGAACATTTCGTTGACAGCAAGTGCGTCTGCCTCGCCTTCTGTAACCGTGATGTATTTGCCGCCTGACTTGAACGCCTGTTGGCCGAAGAGACCCGCATTATTAAACTCTCCTGTTGCATAGAATGACTTGTTCTCTACGATGCGTACCTTAGTGCCTATTGCATCGCCTGTGTCCTTATCGAAGTAAGGGTAGTGGTGCTTAGAGATAGTGCCGTCAGGCCCGTACTCTACTGTGACACCGTATCGTTTAGCTGTCTCTTGATTGATACGCCTGTCGGAGATCGCTGCTATTACGCCTGTCATCTCTAATTTCCTCGCTGGTCTGGTGTGGATTCTGGTAACTGTGCCATCGCCCCGCTCGTAATGTGAACAGCCGCCTGAGAAACAGACGGCGTGTCCATCGGAGTACCTAGCCAAGTTATCCTTAGAGTCACACGAAGGGCATGACTCATGTTGGACAAAAGTGGACTCCGATTCCATTAGAAGTCCTCGCCAGCTTCTTGCTCTGCTACTTCCAAGACCTTGATCTTGTTGAGGTATGTACCTGTACCGTGGACAGGATGAGGCTGACCCTCTGCCCATAACAGCCTGACCTTACTACCTCTACCAATGCGACCAGCAAACGGAGAACCTTCTGCGTCCATTACTGGGACATCGTACTTGGTACTAAACTTACGTTGCTTTGTACCTTCGTACTCGCGGAGCTTAATGCCTGCTGACTCTAACTTCTCTGCTGTTGCGTCATCTACGCTAATGACAACTGAATACTTGCCAGTGGATTGACCCTGATACATCTCGTGGGTGTCTAGGTTTTCAAACGCTATTGTACCTTCTACTACTGCCATGATTACTTCCTTCTAGGTTATTTGCTACTACTTAAGTAGCGATTGATTAAACTTTAAAGATTATTATTAAACATTCCCTTTGCTTACCTAAGTATTATAATCATTAGTCAAAAAGGTGTCAAGTTCTTTTTCACTTAAATGTTGACTAAGTGCTGTGATTATTTCTACTTCGTTAATTGCATCGTTGGAGTGTGAGTAACAGGTGTTACAGAGATCAGCATGGAGGCCAGTTTGTTTGTCCCTCCGCTTCAACTCGTACTCACCTAAGATTACGTCACATGCTCTGCATCTACTCATCTCTAAATACCTCGTTATGTTTGTTGGCCATGTGCATATATGGGTTGGCATAATACTCATCTCTTACCTGTCTGGCTACTCTCTGTGTCAGCTCAGATAAAGACATACAGTATACCTGATACTCGACCAGTTCGTCAACCATGACGTGGGCTGCGGGTTCGATCCAGTCATTCTGATCGTACTCATATCCTAACAAGTTCTCTTTAATCTTACTCATCTATTTCTATCTCCTCGTATATCCTACCGTAGCTAATTAAGCACAGCGGTAAGCTGATTAGTGTACCCATGAAGAGCATTGCCCCTGACTGTCCTGTTGATGGGTCATACGTCCACACAGCGCGACTGTCTGCAAACTCTAGGTCTATCCCCACGCCTAAGCGATACTCTATTGATAGCGTGCGTTCAAATAATATCATAATAGCCCACCCTCATGATAGCTTTCTTTCCTAGACCTGAAGGAAAACAAATTATTATGCTTAGGATAATCCGCAGCAAACTTTCTTGCATAGTGACTGATCCATCCGTCATCTATCTTAAACACACTTTCATTCTCCTGAATCATTGTCTCCCACCGAATACGATGGAATATGTTTTTGGCTGAATAATGCTTACGCCTAACTGCTACCTGTAGAGCAAACCTGCAAAACAACTCGTAAACAGCCGGATTAGCCTTATGGTGCGCCTTAAAGTTCTCACTTGTCCACTTTCCGTTCATCTTTTTCTCTCCTAGTGTCATTATACTAATCTCCTGTTCAACCAATCCGCTGACAGCTTGGCTCCAGCAGTCTCCATTAGGGGCCATATAAAGCCCCTGTCGGGACTTCTAATCTCATGGTCACCGAATGACTCAGCAAAACCAAAGCGATTGTGTAGCGTGGTCTTAGCCATGTCTGTGATCAATGCTATTTCCGCTAGACTATATGTCGCACCCTGAATCATACGCTCACAGGTGCTACGGTTTATGTATGTTCTCGATCTCATTAGTCCTGCTCCTCAAGCCGTTGTAAGTCCGCTTTAATGTCCGCTAGTGCCTCGTCAATCTCCCACTGCTCCATCGGTGGATAATCATTAGCATCATCCAGCATATCCTCGTCACCGTGTAGCTCTCTCCAGTTACTCATAGCAATTCTCCAGTTATAGTAAGTAAGTACCTATAGCATATCCGATTGGATAGCCGATTGCAAAACCTATTAGGCCCCATTTAGTGTAAAAATATATATCTTTCATGATTGTTTATCCTATGTTTATGCCTGTTTAATATCGTTTATGGTATGGTCACTGTAGTTACCAACTTCAACACTATTGGGCGCTGTAGTGACCACTCTCAACAGCCCACTCATCAAACCACTCAAAGTCCCACTGTACTACCTCCTTCAGACTGAAGTAAAACACGCGGCCAGTCTCCCCGTTAGGTTCCAAAACTCTGGCCGTCCTGCTGGACTTTTTGACCCACATTGTGCCGCCAAATTTAAACTTCTCATTTAAGTGTATCGCGTAAAACTTAGTCATCACGCCACCTCCCCTACGACTGTTAGTTGATGAAACGGCACAGCAGACGCTAAACCCTCCACATTAATGACAGTCTCCCAAGTGCTGGTAGTCCAAGCGCCTCCCCTAGTTAGCACAGGGTAACCCATGCTGTCAGGGATCACGCTGTATGTTTTACCTTGCTCATTAAACTGGTCAGCCCTGTCATATAACTCATTTAATCTTTTCATCTTAAAACTCCTGTATGATTATGCCGTATTTGAATTCGATAACCTGCGTATGTTCTCTCAGGTCTTCTATGGTCTCAAGTTTGGTAGAGCTATAGGTGTCCTGTATTTCTTCTAAGGTGCCATACTCTGCATACTCACAGCACAGCGCGATCACGTCCAGTTCAACAGGCTCGCCCGTGTCTCTTGAGTAGTCTTCTAGGTACTCGTAAAGTGCCACCAGTGCAGCGTGCGTAAAGTCTTCACGGCCATAGCTCTTGAAGTCATTGATAAACTCGTACTCATTTACTGTTTTAACGATAATGCCAATACCCCTTTGAGGTTTCTCCTCTATTTTGTAACGTGATGTAAGGTAAGAATCTAAGGCCGCGCCTTCCAGTTTTACAGTTAAGTTCGTAGACATTTTGTAACCTCTATGATTTAGTTGATTTAGTTGATTTAATAATGCCCACTGTACGCCAATGGACACTATAAAGCGACTAATAATATCTATAATATATAAACTCATGAGCGACTACATATATCGCCGCAACCACTACCGCTAGGAACACTGTGCATAATAACGTGGTCAATAATTCATCCTGCTTTTGCTTTTTGATCATCTTTTTGTAAGCTCTGTTCATTATGCCGCCTCCGCTCTAGTTGATTCGTAATCTGCTGACCATGCTTCTGATATTTCATTAACGCCATAATCATAGATGGTTTCCTCTGGCTCCTGATCATATTCGAACATGTAAGCAAAGCTCCCTAGGTTTTTCCACTTGCCTTCCTGTTTAACGCTGGGTATTAGCAGATTCATTTGGCCCATGTCGCAACCTTCAACAGCATCTTTAATATCCTTGTAGGTACTGTGGAGGCCGTCAAACTCGCCCTCACCATATACAGCCACAGAATACCCGCGTTTGACCGCCCATTTAATTAAGTGTAAGTGTGCTTTTTGCATTATGCTGTTCTCCAATCCGGTATGTAAGTGTCGATTGTATAACCTAGCTGCTCAATTAGCTCAAGCATTTGCTTGGTAAGTGTTTTAGTGCCTGCCAGTTTTGTAAATGTCCTAGCATTGTCACACGCTGGGTAGATAACAGCATTCCCGTAGTGTGATTTCATTTCGATTAATATTGATCTGCTCATTTTAATACCTCTTATATAATTAAATAATCTAATAATGCCGACCATGCGAAGTAAACTACAGCGGCTGAAATAACATAATGTAACGCTTCCATTTTATACCCTCCTAGTCAAGTTATGCGTAGGCACTCGCTAGAATGCCCACTGATAACCTTACTATGCGTTATATAGCTTCTCTCTTAATTCCATTAGGATCATAGTGGTTTCAATCTCCTCAACGTGCCACTTCTTAAAATCTTCATTTTCCGCACGTTCTGGGTATTTTCTATAATCTAAAATCTCTTCCTTGTTTTTACGTTCGGAGTAGTCCAGGCCAGCTCTTATAATATACAATTCATCAGCAGTTAGCTCTAATGTGTACAATTTTACTTCACTCATAATTATTCTCTCTTAGTTAGTTTCAATTTTAAATATATAGATCACCCTGCCGCGATACTTTCGGATAGCTGACCAATCTTCTAGCACGCCATCGCGAACCGCTGCAACATGGCCCTTGACGTAGATCCAATAAACCCCAGCGCCCCAAGTGTGACAATCATTCGCCACGCCTGCCAGTGTTGCATAGGCATATGATTTACCCGTGTCTACAGTTAGCTTTTTACCAAACTTACTCAGTACTGCGGTCTGTGTGACCCTGTGCGTACCCTTGCGAACCCTGCGACCTTCATCCTTGTAAGCTCTGAAGACCTTGCTAAATGGCTGGCCAGTAGCGACACACGTTGCAATCAAGCTGCAATAGTTTGTATCTTTGTGGTATTTACTACCTACATGACTCAACTCAGCGTAAGAATGCTTATGAATTGTCATAATCTTAACCTCTTAAGTTACTCACTGGGACACACTGTTAGGCAATGTGTCCTAGTGAATAACCCCGTTTATCAATGTAGCTGGCAAACCCCTCTAGGCTACGGTATAACCTGATAAACTTGGTTACTCGTTCTCACTTAGTATGGTTTTCATATCTGCTATTGCCAAGGCTAGTAAGCCAGATAGTCGATCCTAAGATCACCGCTATTGCGAGAGGGAAGCGGGGACTGTCTCCTTCGTTGCTGGCCTATAAGTAACCTTGGTCACTGCCAGCACTAGGTATCAATCTGGGGAGCCGTTCCCCCGTTTCCTTGGTGCCCAGTATAGGGCCGTCCATGGAGATGTCAACAACTAATTTCAAACTAATTTCACAATCGGGCTACAACCCGCATAAACCCTAGGAATTTAATTTGCATCCCATGTTGACTTGAGGCAATTCGTGGGCTGTAGCCGGGGGATCCATGGGGTTGATCCATGGGTGATGCTATGTCCTACTACTAGTAGCAAGTGTAGCCTGTAGGTATCCTATAGCATACTCACGTTTACCTGTCTAGCCTTATGAATGACCCGATGTTTACATGCGGTCACATAAAGGTTTGACTTTGGATCGCCATTGTGATAGCCAAATGGGGACGGGGGTACCTCTAGTATGCGCGCGGAATGTATAAGTACCCGCCTGTATACAAAATAGTAGCAATTTGGAAATAAAGGGTAATTAATGTGTTTGTAATCCGGTAATCCATGAGCATGCTAAGTCATTGATATACATAAGGAAACACAGGCTTGCCCATATGTGGCGGGGGGTTGACAAACGGACACATGTGTGACCGCTAGGTATGACATGAGTAGTGCCTTAGCGTGACTAAAGAAACTTAGGCTTGACAGTAAATAATGCTTGACTTTTGCTTTAAGATGTGCTATAATATATAGTATAATAAAGAGATTAAGGAAACCATTAGCCTTAAGGGTACTTAAGAAGACTTTAAGAGTTAACTTTAAAGATTATAATTAAAGTATAGCCTAAAGATACTTAAGTATACTTAAGATAACCAAAGGATTATGCCTTGAGTATTAAAGAATCAAAGAGTAGTCAGCCCGCAAAGCGGGTTGGGCGACCAAAGAAAACAGATATAGTGTCAAAAACCAACGGTAAGCGTAAGGCCCTAGGCAGACCAAAGGGTGATGCAGCTACAATCAACGAGTACAAGGCTAGGATGCTGGCCTCTCCTAAGAGTAGGAAGGTATTAGACTCGATATTGTCAGCAGCCTTGGACGATGACCATAAGAATCAAGCAGCAGCATGGAAGTTGTGCATGGATAGGCTATTGCCTGTCAGTTATTTTGAGAAGGATAAAGCTACTGGAGGTAAGAGTGCTATCAATATCTCTATTACGGGAGTTGGTGGGGAAACTACTGTTATCTCTGGCGGCGAAGAACCCATTGAAGGGGATTATACTGATGTATAACATTAACAACGATTTAGATTACTTCACTAGAGAAGAGTTCGCTTGTCAGTACACTGGCGAGAACGAGATCAGTGATGTATTGCTCCTGAAGTTAGATTTGTTACGTGCTAGGTGTGCA